AATAATATCAAATAATTATAAATTAAATAATGATAAAATAGTTTCTAATAAAAAATTAATTACTAAAACATCAACCCCAACTATTCAAACACTAAAACCAACTATTCAAACACCAATGCCAACTATTCAAAAACCAACATTAACTATTCAACAATCAAATAATATATTTAATATATTTACAACAGGAATATTAAATTGGGTTAATAATATATATAATAATGATGATAATCAAAATTTAATAAATATATGGAATCAATCTATTCGTAATTCTATAATTAGTAAAATACCTTCAAAATTTAAAATAAATTTTTATCATTATGATCCACATCAAATAACACAAGAAATAAAAAATATAATAAATAGTAATTTAATTTTAAAAGATAAAAATAATTATAGAGTACAAAATTCAACATTTATAAATCAAGGTCTTAACTTAGATAAAGTACAAAACAGTAATTTACATTTAGTTTTAGATTTTGCAAGTATTTTTAAATATGTAAAAAAAATAAATACAGTAAAAATTGCAGGAAATTATCCTGGTGTTATTCAAGGTACTAATGAATTAAATATTAAATCATTAAGAACAGGGTTTTTAGGTGATGAATTAAGTCAATTATTAATGTTATCAGACCATATTATTAAAATAAATGAAAATGGAAATATTGAAACATATGTTGATATGATGATTAAAAATAATATTAATTATGATGAAATTGTACCATCTGATTTTATTGAAAATATTTATAATGAAATTATAAAAAAAATTAGACTTACATTTACTATTGATATTGTTGATGAAAAAATGAATAATATTAATTTAAAACAAAAAATTATTAATGATATTTTATTTCAATTAGAAAATAAAGTACAAGAAAATAAAATAATTAAAGATTTAATTGAAAAATATAAAAATAAATTTTAATAAAATGATTTTTTTTTAGTTAAATATAATTCAAATGGAAAATGTAGAACAATTAAGTATATTTTATTGTTATCAACATGATGATGCAAGAATTTTACCTTATTCATTAGATTATAATCTTTCTGAAATAAAATGTAGTCATGATTGCGAAAATTGTTGTTATGAATTATTAACAACAACAAAAAAGATAAATGATAAATGGTATATTAAGGATATAAATACTGATTTTGATATTTGGTTTGATGAAACTGAACAAGATACTAATTTAGAATATAAATTAACAAAACAATGTAATGGAGGTTTTGAACAACAATATTTATTTACAATGTTAAGTAATAATGATTATGATATTGATGAATATAATATTTTAAATGATGAAGAAATAGAATGTAATCAATTATATTAACAAGAATAATTTGCTTCGCGAAATTTAGTAATATGATGTGTTGAAGAAATAAATTTATATTCTAAATTATAATATATAATATTAGAAAAAACCTCTATATTATCTTTTAATACATCCTTTAATGATAATTTTTTTTTTATATAAATATAATGTAGTAAATCTAACATAGAATTAATAGTTTCACTTCTATTTATTTTAATTTCAATTTTTCCATATCTTTTATCATCATTAATATCTTCTGTTATATATTCATAACCTTTTGTTGAAGTTTTTACATTTAAATATATATAATCATCAGTTAAGCAAGGATTTTTATAATTATATTTATTCCAAAAGTAATAATAACGATAAAATTCAGATAAAAATTTAATAACAAAAATAATAATGAATTCTTTTTCAATTTCATCAGGTTCAAAAGAAATATCGTAAAATGTTGTTTTATCATGACAAATAAAATTTAGTAATATATTAGATATTTCATCATTATCAATAAATGTTAAAGGACTATATTCAGGAATAAATATTTTAAATAAATATTTTAATCTATCTAAATTTAAGTCAGAATGAATAGTCATTTATTTATTTTAAATAAATTATCTTTAAATATTATAAATGAAAGGTGGTATAAGAAATAAAAGTAGAAGAGTTGAATTAGATTTAGTAAGTAAAAAAATACATATTCAAAAACTTATATCAAATCCAAATATAATTAAATTTGATGTAAGAAGCAAAAATGAAATAGAAAAAGGACATGTGTGTTCATCAATATTATTATATGATTTTATTAAAGATTATAATTTAATTTTACAACGTGATTTTATGAATTTTATAAAAAATGATAAAAATACAGAAATATTGATTTATTGTAAATCAGGAAGAAGAGCTAAACTATCTGCACAAATATTACATAAATTAGGATTTAATAATAAAATATATATAGTTGTAAATGGAGGTTTTGAACAAATGATTATTGAAGATATAATTGATGAAAATAATATATGTATATTTTGTAAATAAATAATTTTTTTCTTAAAATCATATAATATATATATATATATATATATGGCTAATATTAATTTATTAAATCCTAAAGGTTTATTAATAGGACTTTTATATATAATATCTACAATATTATACGTTTTTTGTATATTTGTAAAATTTAATTTTATTAGTGTAACCTTAAAAAATTTTAATATAGTTGTTTTATTAAGTATTATTTCATTTATTATGACAATAATTTTAAAATTTATAATTTTTATAAGTAAAGATATAAAAACAAATAATGATAAGTTTTCTCTTAAATTATTAGTAGATCAACCTATTATATTAACTGTATTTATTTTAGTTATGATTACATTATTAGCAATAAAAATTATATCAATGGATACTGTATGGATGTTATTACAAGATTTTTTAGATATAACAGATAATACATTGACAATATTATTAAATGTTTCAAAATATGCAATATATTTTAATGCTATAATTGAAATAATTATTATACTATATGCTTCTTATAGTATAATTATTACATTATATTATATAATTTCGGATTTTCTAAAAAAACTATATAAATCAAAAAAAACTGAAATAAAAAAAAAATATAAAAGTAAAGCAAATTTATTTTTAGATAAAATAAAAACTAATGTTGAAAAAACAGTTCATTTACGTGTTTTATTAGATATAACACAACATAAACATATTATTAAAAAATTATTTAATAATAAAATAACTATATTTGATATTAGAAAACCTTTTGAAATTAGAAATGGACATGTTTGTAATGCAATATTATTATATGATTTTGTAAATGATTATAAAAATATTCTTAAATATAAAATATTAGATTTAATTAAAAAAAATAAAAAAGATATAATTATTTATGATTCTAATGGAAAACGTTCTAATGAAATTGCAGAATTATTACATTCAAATGGATTTGTAAATAAAATTTATATAATACAAAATGGTGGTTATAATGATTTAGCAGTTTTATTAGATTCAAATAAAATTTGTAAATTATGTCGTTAAAAATCCCCTTTTAAATATATAAAATGTTGTAATGATTCAAAATAAATATAACCACTTACATTAATATCAAAAATACTATCATTATTTTCAATAACAATTTCATTATTATTTATATCAATAATTTTGTGCATTTTAGATGATATTTTTTTTAGAATATTATTAATTTCAATATTATTTGTATTTAAATAATTAAATGATATAGTTTCATTCATATAAATATTTTTATCTATTACATCACTATCTAAAGTTATAATTAAATTATCATTTGTTTGTTTTATTCTTTTTATATTAAAATTATCTTTTATATTTTCCCCTAAAAAATTATTATAATAATTATATAATTTTATTTCTATTTCATTATTACTAAAAATATTTATATTAATACTATTATATATATAATAATTGTCTAATTCTTTATCTTTAATAAATTCATATTTTTTTTTATTTATTTCTATATATATAAATAAACTAAAATCTTGTAAATATTTTTTTGATATTATTATTTTGTCAATAAAATAATTTGAACATTTATCAAAAATAATATATTCATTATTAATTTCTTTTTCATATTCAAATATTATATTTCCGTAATCTTTATCTGAATCATAAGCATTTCTTATATTATTATTAATATCAATATAACCGTATAAATTATCTAAATCAGTATATTTATTAGGAATTATTTTACTATTTTCATAAACAGGAATTTTTACTATTTCCTTTTTATTTATCATTGATAATTTATATTCAAAATTATTTTCAGTAATCCATTTTCTTTGTTTACTATTTATTATTTTATAATTATATTTATCTAAAATAATATTATTTGAAGATATAATATTATTCGATAATTTGTTATTATTTAAAGATATATCATTATTTGATAATGTGTTATTATTTGATAATGTATTATTATTTGATAATGTATTATTATTTGATAATGTATTAGTATTTGATAATGTATTATTATTTGATAATGTATTAGTATTTGATAATGTGTTATTATTTATATTATTTAAATTATTATCATTATTATCATTATTATCTTCATTAAGATTATAAAATTGTTGAATATTATTTGATTCTAAAGTATTACTATTATAATAATCATAAACATTATTAACTGAATTAATAGAATTATTATTAACTAAATTATTAGAATTAATATTAACTGAATTATTAGAATTATTATTAACTGAATTATTAGAATCATTATTAAAATCTCTTTCTGCTTGTATTTCTAGTAATTTTTTATTAAAGTCTTCTGTTGTATAAACTTCTTCTTTTTTTACATCTATAGTTTCTTGTACTTTTAAATTTTCATTATCATTATTTTTGTTATTATTTTTATTATTATTTTTTAATTTAAAATATTCATTTTGAAAATCATTAATTATATGTTTATTAATTTTAACGATATCATTATTATTATTAATTTGTGTTTTATAAATATTTATTTTTTTATTAATATAATTTTCAATAATTGTTTTATTAAATTGTTTTAATATTTCTATATTATGTTTTTCTTTCATTATGCGAATAATTATATTATATATAATAGTTTTATTCTTTGGTGTAATAAAAACATCCATATTTATACATATAAATTATGATATAATATTTATATTTATTTGTTTAATAAATAAATATTTATATTATATATAATGAATAATCAATGTCCTATAAAAAAAGAATGTCCATTAAAAGAAAATAAAGATGATTTAAATGTATTTAATAATATATTAAATAATATTAGTGAAAAAAATTTTCAGAAAAATAAATTGGAAAATACTACACTCAAAACTTTTATTAATAATATGTTATCAACAATTTATAATATTATAAATGAAATAATATCAATAAATTTATATGAAGAAGAAAATGATATTTTTAATAGAATTTTTAAAATATTTGTTGATATATTAAAAATTTTAACAAATGAAGAACGTATATTTTATACAGGAATTATATTAATAATATTTTCACTATTTTTATATTTAATTGAAATAACTAATTAATTTAAATTAATTATATATAATGATTTATATATTTGAAGTATTAATATTTAGTTTAATTATGATTATATTTAGTTTTTTAGTAAATTACATCACAGATTTCATTTATAAAAAAAAAATTAATTACTTTCCTAAACATTCATTATCTATGATAAATGGTATATTTTTATCTTCAAGTATTGTATATATATTATTTGTAAATATATTTTTAAAATACAAATGTAAATATAATAATTAAATAACTTTCTCAACTTGATTTACAATTTCTGGTTGTTCTACAATTTCTGGTTGTTCTACAATTTCTGGTTGTTGTTCTTTAATACTTTCTAAAGATTTTGTAATATTTGAAGGTAATTGATTTTTCATAGCGTGTTGCATTTTATTATACCAAATATGAGCTTTACTAAAATCTTCATCACTTAAATATACTGTTTCATCAGGATTACATTGTTTGTAAAAACACAGTAAATCAATTTGTTGATTTTGAAATTGTGCTAATTTATCGTTATCTAATTTCATTTTTTTTTTTTGAGTCATTATATATATAATAATATATATAAATCAGTTTTTTAAATTTTTTAATTTAATTTATTATTAAAAAAAAATATAAATATATATTATAATGGTTAATCAAATGTTTTTACAATATTTAGTTGATTCTTATGAAGGTTTATTATATGTTGCCTCAGGAGTTATTGTATCTTATGGCGTTCACAGATTATTTCAAGAAATTAATAAACTTACAAAAAATGATGAACAAAAAACATCATTAAGATTATTATTAGAAATATGGTTACAAACATTTATTATAATTAATGCTGTTATATTTATAAAATATGTTGTTTCTAATTTCCCATCTCCATTTGCAAATTTAAATATTAAAACATCAAATACAGGTGCCGTATTATTAGCATTTTCAATTTTAATGTATTTAGATGATTTTAAATCAAAACTTAAATTATTTGTATCTAATTTTAAAAGTGATACAATTAATTTATCTGATAGTGTTGGTATTGATTTATCTAATGTTATAAGCAATAATTAATTACATATACATATGTTCTAATGAATGTTGATTTTCTTTATCTTTTTCTTCTTCTATTAATTTAGTAAGAATTTCATTATCAATAAGTATCTTATCATCTTTTTTTTTTACTTCTGTATCAAAAGTATATTTAATATCATCACAATGTTTTGTTAAATTTAATAAATTTATTCTTGAAAATATATTATATAATATTTTTTTTAATGTACGTACTCCACCTTCATCTTCAGTATAAGTTTTAATAATATATTTTAAAGTTTCTTCATCAATAATTATATTATCTAATTTCATATTTAATACTTCACAAATATCTGGAATTAAATATTTTTCAGCAATTTTAATTTTATCTTCTAATTCAAAAGATTTAGTATTAATTGTTATTAAACGATCTAATAATATAGGATTTATTAATGATTCATTATTATATGAAAATATAAATAAGGCTTTTGATAAATCTAATGGAATTCCATTAAAATATTTATCATTAAATTGATCATTTTGAGATGAATCTGTTAAATGAATTAGTAAATTAGCAATTTCTTCACCTTTTGGTGTTTGACTTATTTTATCTAATTCATCAAAATATATTACAGGATTCATACATTTACAACTCATTAAAATATCTGCTATTTTTCCATATAGTGAACCTTCATATGTAAATGAATGACCATCTAAAAATGAAGCATCTGTTGCTCCTCCTAAAGATATAAAAGCAAAAGGTCTATCTATTGCTTTTGCTACACCATTTTTAACTAATGTTGTTTTACCATTTCCCATTACACCCTTAATACCAATAAAATTACCAACACTAGTAGGATTTGATATCCATTGTGCTAAAACTTGTAATATTTGTTCTTTTGTTTTTTCATGACCATAAACAGCTTCATCTAAAGTTTTTTTAGTATTTATTAAATAATTACCTATATCTTTTTCTGTAGATTCACTATTAATTGGTAATTCTCTAAATTTTCCAAATGGAATTCTTAATAAGCTACTAACCCAATTTGTATATTTTATAATTTCAGAACTACCCATTAATTTATTAGACGTTAATGTTTCTAATTTATTAATTATTGTTGATTTATGTTGTAATTTTAAATTAGAAGCTAATATACGAAATCTTATAGGAGTTTTAATATTATTCATTTTTGAAATTTTTGTTTCAATTTTATTAATTTTTTCTTTTTTTTCATCACTTAAAGTTTCATAATAAGCCATTTCATCTTTATCATAATTAAATGTATGTTCAACTTTATTTTTTAGACGATTAATTAACATACTTAAACTTGGACGTTTTTTTTCATCTTTTGGTTCATCTATGTCATATAATTTTACAAAAATACGTGGTTCTGTTTCACTAACAGGTTTTTTATCTTGTATTTCATCTAAATATTTATTATATAATTCTTCATAACTACTATATTTACGTTCATTAGTAACTATTGGTTCTTTATAACTTATATTACGTTCATCTTTCATACGATCTAATGTATTACGTGCATAAGGTATCTTATAAGGCTCAATAGGTCTATCACGTATTTTATTATTTAATTTACTATCATTGCGTGATAGACCTATTGAGCTATATTTTTTAAATCCATTCATTATTTTTCTTTTTAAAAGAATATCTGAACATTTATATTTATTTTTATATTTTTCTCGTATTTTATCAATATTTCTTTGTTCTTCATTATTATTAATAAAATCAACCTCATTATCATACACTAAATTTATTTTACTATTTTCTTTAGTATTTATTAAATATTTAGAACTATCATCAACTAATTTATCTTCATCTTCATTTATTTTTCTTTCAATATTACTTATAATTCTTCTTTTTTTAAATTCAATAAGTCTATTAGTATTTGATTCTTTCTTTTCTTTAATTTCATCTTTTTTTATTTCATCTTCTTTAACTTCATTTTTTAATAATGTTTTATTTTTTAAATAGTCATTTAAAGTTGAATCTAAATATTTTTTTCTTCTAGTTTCTCTATCTTTATCAATAAGTTTTCTTTCTTTAAGTTCTTCATCTAAATCTATATTTAAATTATATTTATTTTCAATTTTTGTTCTAATATTATTTATTTTTTCTATTAAATTTAAACTATTTTCTTCAAATTCTTTTATAGATTTTTCATAATTACTATTATCATTTTCTTCTAAATCTTTTAATTCTAATAATTCATTAATATATTTTTTATCTAATTTATTTATAATTAAATCTTCTAATTCAACATCAGAAAAATTTTTATATTTAAAATTACTATTCTTTAATATATTAATTATATATTTTATATCACTTTTAGATAAATCAGACATATATATAATATTATATTATTATTTTAAATAGATTTTAACATAACTTTAATTAACTAAATTTTTATTATTAATAAAATTTATTAAAGTTTTTATAACATTTTCTTTATTATTATTAAAAAAATATTCATTAATATCAAATGTTAAAATATCGTTTAATCCTAAAATTCTATTATTTTCTATTTTAGGAAGTTTTAAAATATTACTATTTTCCATATTATTCATAATTTCTATTAATTTATTATATTCATCCAATGTAATTACTATAATAATATTATGACTATTATTAATTAAAATATTATTTAAATTTTCAATAAATTTATTATTAATTAAATTTAATCCTATTTCAATTTCATTTAATTGTATTGATAAACCAGTTTTTATATCAGATGGTATATTATATTTTTCTAATTGTTTATTTATTTTATCTAAATTATTTCTTTCATCATTATTTTCAATATTTTCTATATTATTTTCTTCTTCTTTATAATTATTTTCATCATTAATTTTAGTTTTTAATTCACATTTAAAATAATATTTTAAAAATAATGATATTTTGTTAAATTTATTAACAAAATTTTTATCAATTACTTTTGCACATATTAATTTATATTTTTTATTCATTATATAATATAATGGAAGAATTAAAAAAAAAAATTTTAGAAAATACTATAATTACAAAAGAAAAAGCAATTAATACATTACAAACTTTAGATAATCAAAATGAATTAATTACTAAAAATTATAATAAAGTAAATGATATTGATTCAAAAGTTGAAAAAAGTTCCAGTATAATAAAAAAAATTAAAAGAAAATGGTGTTGTTTTTTCAAAAAAATAGAAAAAAATAACGAAAAAAATACAGAGAATATTAAAAATAATAAAATCAATATTGATTCTAAATTATTAAATAATAATTCTGAT